GACGATCCCACATACTTTATCTCCAATTATATCAAGGTAACTCACCCAGTTCGCGGGTTAGTTCCATTCAAGCTGTATCCATTCCAAGAAAGGATACTTGGAGATCTTGAAGAGCATAGATTCAATGTCCTTCGTAAGTTCCGTCAGGCAGGTTGTACTACGATTGCTGCTGGGTGGTCATTATGGACCATTATCTTTCAGAAGCACAAATCAGTTGTTATTCTTTCCAAAGGTGACGCCGAGTCTACCGAGGTACTTGACAGAATCAAACTTATGTATGATGAACTTCCTGAGTTCTTAAAGCCTGGGATTATAGAAGATAACAAGCACACACTCAAACTAAAAACTAACTCAATTATTAAATCGAGACCTTCTGGTAAGCAGTCGGGTCGATCACTCGCTGGATCCCTACTAATCATTGATGAGGCTGCATTCATTGAAAATATTGATACTATTTGGGCTGCTGTTTATCCGATTATTTCTACAGGTGGTCGTGCTTTCGTGCTTTCTACTGTCAACGGTATCGGTAACTGGTATCATGAAGTTTATCAAAAAGCTCTGGACGGGGAAAACTCCTTCCACCCCATAGACATTCGTTGGCAAGAACACCCAGAGTATAACTTTACTCCTGGGTTTGAGCATCTGTATGAGCAGATGGCCGAGAAGAATCTAGACATTCATAAGTGGGAAGAAACCACTAGGGCCAACATGCCCACGAAACAATGGTTGCAAGAGTACGAGTGTAGTTTCCTAGGCACAGGTGATACCTTCGTAGAAGGTGAAGTTCTCAAGAATATCTCAGCCCAAACCAGCGAGGAGTATTACACTAAGTATAACAACCGAATGCGAGTATGGCAAGACCCTGAGCCTCATTATTCGTACTTAATATCCTGTGATACATCGTTGGGTAGGGATCGAGACTACTCTGCGTTCCATGTAATCAACATGTATAACGGTCAGCAGGTGGCTGAGTTCTACTCAAATAAAACTTCTATCAATGATTTTGCAAAGATCATATTTAACGAAGGTATGGCATACAACGTGGCGACTGTTGTAGCTGAGAGAAACACTATCGGAAACAACCTTATCGACTGGCTGTATAATAACTACGAGTATGAGAACTTGTGGTCTGATGATAGGGACGAACTTGGATTTCAGGTAACGGCTAAGAACAGGGAAAGTGTTCTAGCAGAGCTAGAAGAAGCTTTGAGGACTGACGCTATAAAAGTAAACTCTACTAGGACCTGTGATGAGCTAATGACCTTTATCATTTCAGAGAATGGAAAGGCTCAAGCTGAGAAAAATCATCACGACGATCTGGTCATGAGTTTGGCTATTGCGGTGCATGTCTACAAAAACTTACTTGATTCGACTCCTATGGAGTTTGTGACAAGGCTAGATAAAAATGAGAGAATGCCTCTTCCCTCGAAGATGTATAAACATAGATTCAAGACTCCTGCGGGTCATATAGCCGAGGAAGATTACAGATGGCTGATAAAGTAAAAGAACAAATAGATGAGAGCGGGTACACCAATTTTGGTGGTACACAAAATAGGGCGGGGTCCTACTACACTCCTTCAGGCCCAATCGGTAGATTTTTTGCAAAATTCTTTGCAACAAAAGCTCAGATCCCTGCCGCTGCGGCGATAGACGGTAACGTCACTCCAGAGACTGGTGATACGGTAATATCCACAGAGGTTATTAAGGATCTTTCTGTTGATGGCGGGCCAGCAGTTGGTGGAGTTAGCAGAAACCCAATCCTTCCACAACTAGAGCTAAACAGACGCCGTAGATACAAAGAGTACGAGGAGATGGATGAGTATCCAGAGATTGGTGCTGCTTTCGATATCTACGCTGACGACTCAACTCAAAGAGGCTTACGCGGACAGCGTTGGCAAGTTAAATCCGACAATGAGATGGTTGTCGATGAGGTAGAGTCGTTCTTCACTCAAATACGTCTGGACAAGTATATTTGGGACATTGTTCGGAACACCGTGAAGTATGGCGACTGCTTTACTGAACTTATTCTAGATGTTAATAAGCCTGTAGAAGGTATTAAGAAAATTAAGATCTTGAACCCGAACTGGATCCTAAGAGTTGAGAATGAGTTTGGATACTTGAAAAAGTTCTTGCAAGAAATACCTAATTCAGAATCACTCTCATATGCGGAAGTCGGTCAGTCCAATCAAAATAGACCTGTCAAGTATATTGAGCTTGACAAGAATCAGATTGTCCACTTCAGACTTCATACGTCAGATCCTATCTTCTATCCTTACGGAAAAAGCATCGCGGCTCTTTGCCATAGAGTCTTTAGATCCCTCAAGATGATGGAAGACGCCATGATGATCTATCGCCTGTCTAGGGCACCTGAGCGTAGAATTTTCTACATTGATACAGGAAACCTGCCTACAAGCAAGGCTGAAATGTTCATCGAGCGTATCAAACAAAAGTTCAAGAAAGAGAAGTTCTACAATAGTCCAAAGGGTACTGTGGATTCTAGATATAACCCAATGTCAATGGATGAGGACTTTTTTGTTCCAACCAAGAATGGCCGAGGAACAAAAATTGACACACTCCCAGGGGCTATGAATCTAGGTGAGATTGAAGACGTTAGATACTACCGAGATAAGCTTCTAGCGGGCCTCAAGATTCCTAAGGATTATATTGTTGAAAAAGAACAGTCTCCAGAGAGAAAAGCCAACCTTTCCCAGCTTGATGTAAAATTTGCAAGAACCATTCAGCGAGTTCAGGTTGATGTTGAGACTGGACTTGAGAACATGGCTAAAAGACACCTTCAGCTTAGGGGATTCCCTGCTGGAGTTATTAAAGAACTAAGAATTAAACTTCCTGAGCCTTCTGAGATTTCTGAGAAGCGCAAGCTAGACATTGATGAGCAAAAGACCAAAGCTGTCAGTGATTTCATGAACCTTGGATTGTTCTCGAAGGAAAGTATCTACAAAGAGTTCTACGATATGAACGACGAAGAGATTCGTAGAATGAAGGCTGAAGTTGAGAAAGAACAGGCAGATGATGCGGCTCAACAGCAAGCTCAAGCTGAAGGAGGGGGGACAGAGCCTACAGGCGCTTCGGGTCAAGAACCTGCGGAAAACACTCCTCCCACAGCTAACGAGAGCACCGACTATGGTATAAAGTTTGTCATGGAAGGGACTCAGGACGAAGAGACTAGACAAGTTTTAGCTAGGATTCTAGAAAAACAAAAGCAAAAATCAAATACAGAGAAATAAAAAAGTCTATATAACTTAGACATAGCCTTACGGAGAAAAATATGTTTTCTAATTTATTCGAAGAGAGAGATAAAACAATTACCCACCTTGTAAAATTGGGTGACTGCATTGGCAGATCCTTACGCGAGAATGTTAGTCTATTCTCGATTGATAGTGAAAACTCACAGGTTTCCTATCTTACCAAAACCGACAAAGTTATTAGCGGAAAATACAGCATTTCTGAGTCGATTTCATTAGAGAACATCAAGGTTCAAGATTCTTCTATTTTCGAAGACGGTGAGCACTTCGATGAGTTTGTTAACGAGAAGATCAATTCTTTCGTAGAAAGTATTCATTATGGGGAGTATGCTACGGCTGATAGCTCCTTTGAAGATGTGCTTTCTCTCTGGGAGAACAGGCTCAAGCTTGGTTCGATACAGAGCAGACTTTACGAGCAGAGTGAGCGCCTTAGCCGCATAGAAGACATCCTAAACTCCGACGAGTTCCGTAATCTACAGGAAGTGTCTCCGCAACTAAAGGACTTCCTCAAAGAGAACATTGATCGAGTTACTAGTGTTCCCGAAGTTAGGAATGCAGTAAACCTTTCAAACGCTGTGTCCACTGCATTTAACTTCCCTAAGCTGACCCTGGAAGAGCTTGAGGAGGGCGGAAGCTACTCTCTTAAAAACGGTGTCAATGAGTCCATCTACGAGATGATCTGCCGACAAGAACTAGTGAAGCGCGAGCTTATCGAGTCCAAGAAAAGCTTTGACACCGTATGGGCTGATAATGCGGCGATCAGAAAACTATCTAGCATGATCTTCGAAAGTGATGAGGCTGTGGTTGGTGCTCTTTCTGAGGCCCTCAAAGAGGTTCCCTATCTCTCACTAGCCTCTAAGAAGACCCTACACAACACCTTCACTAATTGCCTAGCTCACTCAGACGGCATCGGTGTTTCGGAGAAGGATATTCAGAACTTCGCTTCTCGTATCTTTGAGTACAAGAAAGAAGTTAAGGAGGTTTTCATTGAAACAATTAACGAGCGTTACGGAGTTAACGTCCAGAACCTTCAGGATCCTGCTACCTTCAAGAGCCTAGCTAACACTCAAGTAGTAATCTTCGAAGCATTATCGAGACTTGCTCCGAAAGGCAGTGTCCTCAAAGGCGTGCTCTCGGAAATGGCCTCTTGCCTTAAAGGGAAATCGGGTGTTGAGTGCATTGATGTG